CCTTGAAGATCCCCTTTGTGGGAGTTGAAGGAGCGCATTGAGTTGTCCTCTAGGTTGAACACACTGATACAGTGGAGGGTTGTTAATCCACCGAGGGTTGGCCAATGGTCAATGGCGTTAGTCTCAATGTCGAAGAATAGCATTTTAGGTTTCATAATTATTAGAGGGATTCAAAGTTACACTCAGCCATGCGACCGGTGATAGGGTTAAAGGATAGGTTGTCGCACACTCCGGTCTCACCACTGAAGCGGTTCTTGAGAACACGGATTGCTGTAAGGTGCTTATGCTCAGTGTCTTGTTGGTTACGCTCCAAGCCCACCACCATGTCACTTAGCTGGGCGATTGCGGCTGATCCTCGGAGGTGTGCAAGACTTGTGCTAGTTCCTTCTTCGTGGCCTCGTCCGTCCGAGGGACGCTTAAGGTGGCTCACCAGGATTAACGCAATGCCACACTCCTCAACCAACGCACGGAGCTTGGTCATAAGGTTATCAATCATTCGTCGTTCGTCGCCATCTTGCATTCCACTACCAACAATGCTTACATGATCAAGAACGACATACTCAACATCCTTCGCCTTCGCCATGTGCATGACATGTGACAGCAGACGGTCGGCATCGAGGCTTCCCCAATGGTCATATAACCACATCCTTCCAGAGCCTACGGTGTTGGTGTAAGCATCGTCAAAGTCCAGGTCTTCGTAGATTGACTCAGGGTCGAGGTGTAGTTGTTTTCCCATCTCCAATCCCACGATACCCAAAGCGGTTCGCTCGATGCTTTCCTCAAGGGCGATGTATCCCACGGACTTGTCAGTGGTGGTGAGGATGTGGTGGCAGATGATACGACATATCTGTGACTTCCCTTGTCCCGATCCCGCACAAAAAGTAACAATCTCTCCCTTTCGTATTCCTCGGGTCATCTGGTTCAGGCCGTCGAATGGATACGGGATGCTTTCGGTATGCTTCGGGTTAACCAATCGCTCATGGATGTCAGCACCGGAAATAATCGCATCAGGTCTCCACGGGTTAGCTTGGAAGATCGCATGGATAACATCCTTGGATCTCTTGTTGACCAAGCATTCATTGGCATCCTTCAGAGGCAGACGGGCGACCTTGGCTTTCCCGGCTGGAAGAATACCAACAACATCCTCCACTGCTTTACGCCCTGGGTCATCCTCGTCGAACATAAGGATAACCTCATCCCACTTCTCAAGCCAACGCAGGTTCTTCTTGAATACGTTAGCGGCTGACTGACTGCCAGTCGGAAGAGAGACCACGGCATACTTGTTGTCTTGTATCTGGCTAACACTAAGCGCATCGACCTCGCCTTCAGTAACAACTAACTTCAGGCCGCCCATAGGGTGTAGGTGTTGTCCGTAGAAGCGGTCAGCGATCTTACCGAGGATCATGAACTGTTTGCCCTCAAATCTCAGCTTCTGTCCTACCAGTTTACGGTCATCGTCATAGTAGTCAGCGATGTGGCAGCACCGCCCTTTGTATTCCCCGATGCGGTATCGCATGCGGCGGCATGTGTCGTGGGTTATGTGGCGGGCAGGGATGTCAGAGTAACGTCCATCAAGGAACGTATCATCGGTCGAGTGTAGTGGTTTGTTTATTTTCATTTCAATTGTTTTGGTTTCTTCGGATGGTCGAGTGTAGGAGCCACATGAGTGGCAGTAGGTCGAATCATCTTCGTTGATGCACAGGGCATCGCTTGAGCCGCACTTATCGCACGGCAAATGTGTTTTTTTATACATGGTTATAGAAGGGTAGCTAGTCGAACCAAGAACGTGGTATGCTATTCTCACACCAAAGGAAGCCGTGCTTGTCACACCAATCCCCGTAGGTGGTCTTCGAGCGTTTGGTCAAGGTGTTAGAAGCTCGCATGAAGACGAACCTTATGTCCATCTCTGGGTGCTGCTTCTTAATCAGAAGGTGCTTGGCACGGTCGCTCGCAAGGAACCTCCCCTTGGCCTCCAGCATAACACCATTCTCAAGAACGAAGTCAGGAGTGTAATGATGCTGCTTGAGGTAGCCAATACGTTCGGTCTCGTAGCCGAAGCTGACCCCCGCACGTTCTAGTGCAAGGGCCAACCTCTTTTCAAATTTAGAACGGAACCTTGGCATCGTCACCTAAATCGTCTTTCAGCGCGTCCCCAAGGTCTTCGCTTACGAAGCCTCCATCCTCTGAACCAAACCCAAAGTCCGATCCACTGCCTCCAGGTGTATACTCCACAAGCTCAACAACCTGTGCAGCACGTAGACGAAGGGTGTAGCCCACGCCCAGCATCGGGCTGTTCCATGAGTGTGGCTCAACGGACAGACGAAGTTTAGAGCCGCTCCCAATGTTCGGAGCATCGTTAATCTTCTTTCCGGTGCTGTCAAAGAGAGCGACTGAGAAGTTCAGAACGCCCTTATTGGTTTCCCGTCGAGCGACCTGTTTGGCGAAAACTTCGTAGTCACCGTCATCATTCCGCTTGAGGGGTGGGCTATCGTGACGCTTGAGCTTCTTACCCCCAGCCTCTTTGCAGTGGCGTTCGTATTCGGCATCAAGCCAAGTGCTGATTTGAGCGTTGAGGGAGTTGAAGTCCTCTTCGTTGAGAATCAGTCGGCAGCTGAACACACCATTATCATCGAACTTGGTGTCAGGCTCAATGAGTTTAGGGTAGACCGCTTTTCCTACGGGCGTTGTTAATTTAATATTTTGGTTTTTCATCTTGTTCTTTGTGGTTTCTATTTTGTGGTTTCTGTTGTGGTTCTCAGCTTTAATTGTTAGCTGAAAAAGTATTTGGAGTCCCGAAGGGTTTTAACATCAAAGTTTCCGTAGTCCGGTAAGGGAGGCAGAGGCTCAACACTATTGTTCTGCCATTGTTCTGCTAGGTTGGCAAGAATATCTTTCTCAAACATACCAGAAAAACTGTCACGTATGGACGATGCCAATACATCCCCGTTGTTAGAGTGCGTGGCGAAGCTGTCGTGAATCATGGCGAAGTCATAAACACCACGGCGGTATGCCTCGTTAGTAGTTAACACCAACCCCGCTGCGTCCAAGCTGTGAACTACATTAGGAGCTACCCCGTTACGCTGCTTGCGGGTGTCGAGTTCGTCGGTGCTGTCTTTGAATCTCACAGCAGTGAGTGATCCGTGCAACCATGTGCGAACCTTACGGCTCACTTGCTTGCGATAGTCTTGGCTCACTCGGAAACCACTCGGTGTTGTCCATGTGAGTGCCTCGTCCTGTTCCGCTAACATGTGGGCAACCTCCTGGAACCAATCCATGACCAGCTTGGGGCGAGTAAGGAGCGTCTCAATGCTGTCCCACAGGAGATCCCCAAGATACTTAATGGCTGGGTAAACGTGCCGGCGACCAAAGACACACTCGATGCCACGTTGCCGGCGTGTGGTCTCATACCAGTCAGCCACGTAGTCTCTGTTGGAGTAGGGTGTTAAGCCATAACTATAACACATCACAGGACGCTTGGACATCTTGCGGTCGATCCCGAAGTCTATCCAAAGGCGAGCGTAGTCACGACCCTCGGATGCATGATCACGAAGGACTCCCAAGGTGTGATCCGATACCATCCGGTAGATGTCTTCAGGGACATCCGTAGGACTTACGTTGGTGGCGTGGCACCCATGTTCGTCCCTGCTCAACAACGATAACAACTGTAACCCAGAGTTCGTCGCGTCCATTGCACACGGGAGGTAGGTCTGAAAGTTCTTGGAGGTCTTGGTGTGGAGGTCAGCCCATTCAAAGCACCAGCCCAATGCTTGCCAAGGTTCGTTTGCCTCGGCCCATTCCCTGTTCCCCTTTGGGTCGTTGGCAATCCGTATGGCATCACGGGTGAATCCCTCGGCCCACGCAAGGCGATCATCGAAGGCGATCTTGTCGTTGCCGAAACAGTTGGCCCCGTGGATTCCTAACCACTTTTTGTCATCGTCGCTCTTAATGGGGAGCCCCCTGTGAAATTGTAACAATCCCCTACAGTGGTCTGGTCCTTGGTAGTTAAGGTAGCTTGGGATCTGGTAGATGCGCCCACGGAAGTCACACGAGGAGGGCATGAACATTCTTTCCCCGCGAAACTTACGGGCAAGCATCAAGATCTTTGAGATGAGGATACGCTGGCTAGCTAGGCCCGTATTGTATGCAGAAAGCTCACGCTTGTCATCACGCCAGTTCCGTATCTGCTCCTCAGTCATGTTGGCGTTGGCATCAGTCCACTCAGGAAGGGGAACATCTTGGCGAGGCGGGAGTCCGATCTCTAGGTCACTGTCCCATGCCCGCTCCAAGCCATCCAAGACTCGGTTGTTGATGGCATAGGGTGTCTCTTGAATTAGGTTAACCGCATTGTAAACCTCAGGCATCTCGGGTGCTTGGCGTAACACATCCCGATCACTGCAACGGATAAAAGGTAAAGCTGGCAGAGGGCTGGAGTCATCCGAGGCAAACCCGTAGCCTCCCCCAAAGACTCGATCCCACGGTGTCGGGGACTCAACCATCGGCATCCAGAACGGAAGCAATAACTCACGGTGGTTGTTATAGTCGTTGATCCATTCCCTTGTGACTTCCGAAAGCTCCACCATACGCATCGGTTTGAAGACTCGGCGGCGGCGTTGGGCCTTCTCAGTGAAGGCAATGAGTCCGGTGCGGTCATGGACGATTTCTAACAACAACGCTCCACACCCAATGCGATCTCTGCGTGTCCAATCATCCCACTCCATCTCCTCGTTCCTTGCAGTCTTGTGAAGGTAGCGACTCTGGGTGGTCCCACGCTTGGCGAGGTCTTGCATACGCTTAACCAATCGACTCCCAAACTCATGGTCACGGATTAACATGGATGAA